ATTGTTGATTTAGTAACAGGTTTATTGGGACAAGAAATTATAATTAATGACTACATCTATAATTCGTTCGTTTGGGTAACCTTAGGTTCATTTGGTATTGCTGGAGCAGAGAAAGTCTATAAGAAGTAGCAACAATGAGAGTATTTAAGCGACAAGAAAAAAAGTCAAATGGCAAGAAAAAAACTCGACAAGGTAATAGCACGAACACCAAGCGAGGAACAAAAGCTTCAAAGAAATACTATAAGAAAAAATACAGAGGACAAGGTAAATGAGTAATATAGAATTAAAGAAAGCCAATCAAATGGCTGCTATTGAATTAATGATTCATAATCCAGAGCTAAATAAAACCGAACTCGCAAACGAGTTGAATATGACACCCCAAACAATCCATAATTGGTTTGCAGATGATAGGTTTGTAGAAATGTATTATAAAAAGTATATGGTTTATTTCAACGCAAAACTACCTATGGTATTAAATAGTATGGTTCGAGAAGCTGTTGAAGGAAATGTCCAAGCAGGACGATTGGTATTAGAGCATTCTGGTAAATTAGTGAAAAACATCAATGTTACTGTTGATAGTCCATTTGAAAAGTTTTTAAAAGCAACTGAAATAGACGCTACTGAGGTTATTGATGTAGAAACAGAAGAAGTAAAAGAAGCTATAGATACCCTTCCGAAAAGAAATCCTGTAAACGACAAACCTTTAAAAAGAAAGCAAGATGAAAAGAAAGCAGTAACTAATATAAAAAAAGGGAAGAAACCTTATAGGCAAAAGCGTAGAGAGGATAGAGCTAATAGATATGCGTTATTGCAACGAGCTAAGAAAGTAGGGTTAGATCCATTACCTGCGAAGCGTCCTACGAATACTGAAAGAAGAAGATGGTTGGAAGAGTTAATCGAAAGGGAAGAATCTATGAAATCCCAAACTCTTCAGGCATAATATCATATTTTTCGAACATTTCAGACATTTCTAACGAAGTAGTCATAAAATCCCCAATTTCCATATAATCTTTTTCGACTTCTCCAGGAGGAGCAATTTTCTGACAAATAAAACCTAATAGCTCATTGTTTGCGTGAGAAATCTGACGCAATTCTTTTATCGCTTTAAATATTTCTTTTATTAGGTTTTTCATTAATTAAGTTTACGCATAGAAGTTGAAAGAGTCTTTACAAAATCATCAAAAAACGAATCTATTTCTTGCTCTATCTTTTCTCCGAGTATGTCATACGCTTCTTCTTCTGATGTGTAAAAGAATTTTCTTTGAGGGACTTTACCAAATTGTCCCTGAAATCCACGAAATGTTCCATTATCTCTCTTAATCCCAGAAATATTATCTTTTAAGTGATTTTCATATCTTCCTAAAGGACTTCCTACGGCAATAGACAAATCTTTGGAGACATTAGTTTTTTTAAAGCTTTTTTTCAATTCTCCTGTATCGTCCATAATCCTATTATTCTCATTTTGCTTATATCCTTGCTTATATCTTTCAGTTAGCTTAGCAAACGATTTGCCAGTTATATCTTTCTCCTTGAAGAATGTATCACGCACTTTTTTCAATGCAGTATTAGCTATTTTATTTAAGCGTGATGATATTAATTGCTCAACTACCTTTTTTTGTATTTTGTGAAAGTTAAAATTAACTTTATTCTGAATCTTGACGTACATCTTCTACTTCCTCTACTGATTCTTCTGGCAATGACGCACTATTGACATCTTTGTTTTCTTCGATGATTTTCTGTGCTTGTTCAACACTTAAATCCTTGTTTTCATCTGCCATTATCTTTGCTTCAGTAGTTAAGTTATGCTTTAATTGATATTCGCTTAGCATAATCTTATCTTGGGTAGTCATAGGATATTCAACTTCAGAGAAATCGACTTTGAATCGTTTAGGATCTGGTAACCCTAAACTGTTTATTTGGGATAAAGCATATTCTACTTTATAAAAATCATTTTCATACTGACGATATAATTCTTTATCGTCCATAAAATCTTCGTGGCGTTCTAAGTCTTTAATCATTAGTGATATACCACTAGGTACTTCTCCACCAGATTGTGCGAAGGTAACAAATAAATGATTATTTAACGCCACTAATTCTATTTGCCATTTAATGTTTTCGATAACATCTCTTACATTTCCTTGTGGAGCAACAATATTATAGTTACTACCTTCTGGCAAAGTTAAAATTTCATCTGATCCTGCTCTAACATTAGAGTTATCAGATATAAGTCCAGTTACTACTGGCTGACCAAACATTTGGAATCTTAGTCCTAATTGCATTTCAGTCATTGTAATATTGATATGCTCATTAGCAGATACTAAATCTGTAGCACCTTCAACAAAGAAAGAATCTAATTGTTCTTCTCTGTGTGTAAATACAAAAGGCAATACACCTAGATTGTGTTCTACCTCTTCAAAAACATCTCCGTTCTCATCAAACTTGATACATCTTTTAGAATCCCAGTAAGCATATTTTAATTGTTCGGTATCTCCAATCTCTGCGTGTCCGTGCATCATTGGATAAACAATCGCTTCTGGTTTATAAGGGTTGTCGCCAAAGTATGGCTCAAAATAATAAATAGGACGATAATCAAATTTTTGTTCTTCTTCATCGAACATTACGTAAGTAGCACACGTACCAATAAGTCTAGTCATACGTTCCATTTGTTTCATACGAGCATTCTTCTTTTCAGTCATCTCGTCATATTTCTTGGTTACGTTTCTTTTAGCACCAATCGTATAAATTTTGGACATACGATTTACAAATTTCTTTACAATATTAGTATTGTAGTGAGGAATTTCTTGGAATGCGTCAGACTTAAAATAATCTTCTATATATTGATGAGTTAGTGAACCAGAATAATAGTCTAATGACTTTCTAACTTCTTCCCTTCTAGCTTTTGCTTGTTCTTCTTTAAAGTGCGTTAATGAATCTTGTATAATCTCTTGTGGTGTAAAAATCATTTGTTTTCCTATTATCGTGATATTCTTCCAATGAAGTTACTTCTAATTGGAAATCTATTCAATATAAAATATCGGAAAGCATCGCAACCGTGTTCATTGTATCCATCTTTGATAGGATTCTCCGAAATTGCCTTACCTTCTACTGCTTCTGGGAATCGATAGTTCTCAAAATCTTCTGCAATACCAACACATCTATTATCTACTTTTATTCTTCTTAATCCATCTGCATTTTCAAAAAAACCTCTACAATAACTTATACCACCTTGAATATTACGAGATAGTTTGTCCATACGATATTCCACGTAAATTCCGTGCTTTCTAAAGATATGAATATCCCCCATTCCAGATTGCCCTTGAACAAACGTACCAGCAGGATCGCCATAGTAAGTAATCACAGGATAATTCTTTTTCTTAATCATTTCTGCTAATTTATCAGTTGGTATATTTCGTTCGTGAATTATTTCATCAATAATATTAATATGCAAGTTTCCATCTTGTTTATACGTTTGAAACCACAATACTGATGGCATACGAAATCCAAAGTCCATTGAACAATAGGTTGGTAAGTCTGGATTGTAAGGAACATCTCCCATATCTTTTTGCCTATCGAATGGATATACTCGTCCTTCCATTGATGTAAACTTTGCAGCAAACTCCTGGTCAAATAGTTCTTTGGACATATTACGTTTTCGTTCTAATAAAAACTTATCTTTTTCTCCATCTGGAAATGCGTGTTCGTTTTCCCAACTTGGAGATTGCACACTATACCATTGTTCATCACTTTGCCCTAATAGAAATAAATCATAAATCCAATTAAACCCTTCTGGAGTGGTAATAAATATAGCTTTACCTTTTCTGTCAATTAGCGTAGGAGATAAATACATATCCCAAATCTTTCTTGGCATTTTTGCAGCTTCATCAATAATAAGCAAGTCAACACCTTCCCCAACTAATGAGTCTGGATTTTCACAAGACATACCTTCTACTGTTGTTCCCCATTTGAATTTTATATACTGTTCTTTTTCTGAAGCTCTATCAATATCGTTTCCTTTACCAGCTACCATATCTTTCCAAATCTCACGAAACATTAATCGTGATTTCTTGTAGGATAAGCCAACTAGCCATATTTTTTTATTAGGTTGTGCAGCGTAAAATTCTGCTTCTCGATATGCAGCAGTAGTTTTCCCATACCTTCTACCACAAATATTTACGAAGTAAGAAGCAGTATGCTTCTCTGGAAAATGCAACTTTCTTTGTCCTGCGTGTGGCACGTAATTCATAAAATCGAACCATTGCTGCTTGAAATCAAACTCTTTTATTTTTTTTGACATTTGAATTGTTCTTAATTTAATTCATAATTAACTTAAAGCCATATAATAATCCACTAAAGGAGTTAAAATGTCTGAAGAAATACAGAATACAGCCGTAGAGGAAGCTGTAAAAGAACCTCAAGTCAATAAAGACGAAAAAAAGTTAGATCAAGCTGTTCCATACTCTCGATTTAATGAAGTTGTGAAAGAACGCAATGAATTAAAATCGAAAATGGAAAATATTAATCTCGAACAGGAAGAACAGCGTAAAAAAGTTTTAGAAGAGCAAGGGGAATATAAAACCCTACTTTCCGAAGAACAGAACAAGAATGCAGAATTGTCGAAGCAATTCGATGAAATATCTACTGCATTCAATGGATATGTTACAGAAGAAAGAAACGCCCTACTAAATCAAATTCCTGAAAGTAAGCGAGAAAAATTTGAGAAGGTAGAGGATTTAACACTTCTTCGAACTATTACTGAAGAGTTCAACCAGAAAGCTGGAGTTAATGTTGGCAACGTAGAAAACCAAGTCAATGTTCAAAAGTTTAAAGGAAACCCTTTTGGGAAAATGGATTCCAACACAGATCGAAGAAAAGGTCATAAAGACTTGTTAAGCCACTATCTTAAGAAAAAAAGATAAACTTAAATTCCTGAGGAGGAAAATAAAATGGCTGATGGAAATGTAACTCCAACAACGGCTGCCAATTTTATCCCAGAAATGTGGAGAGATGCAATTCTTGACTACGCTGAAAGAAAATTTCAGTTAAAAAATCAAGTATCTGACTTCTCATCTATGTTATCTGAAGGTGGCGACATTCTTCATATACCTAAGGTAACTGAAGAAACTGCAGCATCAAAAACAGCTGGTACTGCAGTAACATATACTAACAATACAGATGGTAAAGTTGACTTAACAGTCAATCAACATCACTACGAAGCTAAAAGAATCGATGACATCGTAAGAGTCCAAGAATCTGCTGACCTATTCAATGCTTATGCAAAGAGTATGGGTTATGCTTTAGCTAAAAAAGTAGAAAATTACATAGCAGTTGATATCATTCAAGCTGCTACTGGTAATGATGTAACCTTAAGTGCAGATAACACTATGACAACTGCACTATTAAGATCTGGTTTGCAAAAACTACTTGATGCAGGACACGATTATACAGACGGAGAAACTTTTATGTATGCTTCTCCAGCTGCATATATGTCTTTACTTTCTTTGGGCGACTTTAGTGAAGCTCAAAAGAGAGGAGATCAAGAAAATCCTAATGTGAGTGGTAAGATCATACAAGCTTATGGATTAAGCTTGTTCCCTTCTACTGACTGGGACGATGATGGTGGTACAGGCGATGAATCTGCTTCTATCTTTAAGAAAGATTCAGTTTACTTCGCACAACAAATTGCTCCAAGAGTTCAAAGTTCTTATGACATTGATCACTTGGCGACATCTGTTGTAGCCGATGTATTATTCGGTGCTGTGTTATCACACGGAGCTAGTTCAACATCACTAGGTGTTGTGAACTTTAACAATCCGTAAGGATAGTTAATTGTGGGGGGATTTATTCCCCCCACTATACAATTTAAAAGGGACATATATGGCTAATTATACTTCAACTCATACTGGAGCTGTAATTGATGCAGCAGTAACTAAAATAACTGCTACTTCTTCATCGGCTACCGAACTCAATTTATTAGATGGTGTTACGGCAACTACTGCCGAAATAAATATTTTAGATGGCGTTACATCAACTGCTGCAGAACTAAATATACTTGATGGAGTAACTTCTACAGCATCAGAATTAAATATTTTAGATGGTGTTACTGCGACAGCAGCAGAAATAAACTTATTAGATGGCTTAACTGCCACTACAACAGAATTGAATCTTATAGATGGCGTAACTGCAACAACAGCAGAAATCAACTACATTGATGGCGTTACATCTAATATACAAACACAATTAAATTTAAAAGCTCCAATAGCAGGAGCTACTTTTACAGGAACAACAACCTTCGCAACATTATCTGATGGAACAATAGCAGTTACTGCTTGGGTAGATGAAGATAATATGGCTTCTGATTCTGCAACATTGATTCCAACACAACAATCTGTTAAAGCGTATGTAGATACTACTGCTCAAACAACTGAAGAAGTTCAAGATATAGTAGGAGCAATGTTCTCAAGCAATACTGAATCTGGTATTACAGTTACTTACGAAGATGGAGATGGAACAATAGATTTAACAGTAGGCACTCTAAATCAAGATACTACTGGGAATGCAGCTACTGCAACAGCATTAGAAACTGCAAGAACAATTCACGGAGTTTCTTTTAATGGAAGTGCAAATATAGATTTATCTGAAGTTATTCAAGATACTGTCGGTGCTATGTTTAGTAGTAACACAGAAACAAATATTACTGCGACATACGAAGATTCTGATGGAACAATAGATCTTGTCGCTACTGGAGATGTATCGCTTGTTACTTCTTCTCACGATTATCTATCTATTAGTGGACAAGCTATTACGCTTGGAGAAGTAGATATTAGCGATGATACAAATTTAGCAGCAGGGACAAATATTTCTTTAAGTGGAGATACACTTAACGTAGATGATGCGTTTTTAATTAATAGTGGAAACGATACAACATCTGGAACAATTACAGCAGCAGGATTTACTACTACTGGAACATTGGCAGCAGGGTTAGCAGATATAGATGATGTTGTTATTAATGGAACAACAATCGGACACACAGACGATACAGATTTAATTACATTGGCAGATGGTAATGTAACGATAGCAGGAGAATTAGATTTAACTACTTTAGATGTATCTGGAGATGCAGATATAGATGGAACATTAGAAGCAGACGCTTATACTGTAGCAGGAACAGCATTGAACGAATATATTTCCGATACAGTAGGTGCGATGGTATCAAGTAATACTGAAAGTGGTATTACAGTAGCATATCAAGATGGCGATAATACTTTAGATTTTACAGTAGGAACACTTAACCAAGATACAACAGGGACTGCATCAAAAGTTACAGTAACAGATAGCACAGCAAATACAAACTTTCCAGTTGTGTTTCACGATGAAGGAACAGGAAATGTTTTATTAGATGATACTGGTGCATTGCGATATAATCCAAGCACAGGAGAATTATTAGTTCCTAAGCTAACTGTAGCAGGAACAACTACTACAGTAGATACGGTAACAATGAACGCTGCAAATGCTATCAAGTTTGAAGGAGCAACAGCAGACGCAAACGAAACTATTCTTTCTATTGTTGATCCTACCAATGATGACAACACTCAATATTTATTAAACGCAAGTGGATATATTCCACTATTAGCAGCAGCTACAACAACAACAATTTCATCAACACCTGCTGAATTAAATGTGTTAGATGGAATTACTTCTACAACAGCAGAGCTTAATATCCTTGACGGAGTAACGAGTACAGCTGCTGAATTAAACATACTAGACGGAGTAACTGCTACTGCTGCCGAACTAAACATAATGGACGGAGTAACTGCTACCACAGCAGAACTAAACTATGTGGATGGAGTAACATCAAATATTCAAACGCAGTTAGACGCAACACTTGACACAGCAGGAACAGGTATAGACATATCAAGCACTACAGTTTCAGTAGATGTATCAGACTTTATGGCTAATGGTGCTAACAATTACATTGTAACTGCTACTGGCACAGATGCAATGAACGCAGAAGCCAATCTTACTTTTGATGGAAGTATTTTAAGACTTGAAGATGATATACTTTTAAGACTTGGTAGTGATTCAGATTTTTATGCAAAACATACTGGTTCAGCAGGTTTAATAGTCAATGAAAATGGAAGTTTAACTATAAGCAATTCAGCCAATGACCAAGACATAATCTTAAAATCAGACGATGGTAGTGGTGGAACGACTGCTTACATAACATTAGATGGTAGCACAGTAAGAACTGAATTTGATAAAATAGCAGATTTTAATGCTGGTGCATTTTTTCCAGATGATGCAGTTGCTTATTTTGGAACAGGTAGTGATTTAAGATTATGGCACAATGGAAGCGATTCGTATATTTATAATTATACTGCAGGAAATCTTTACATTGGAAATACTGTTGATGATGGAGATATTATATTTACTTCAGATGATGGTAGTGGTGGAAATACTGCTTACCTAACCTTAGATGGTAGTGCTACAACAATCAATGTAGCAAAGAATATGGATTTTGCAGATAATGTGAATGCAAGATTTGGAGCAAGTAATGATATGAATATCGTCCACAACGGTACAGACACATTCATAGATAATTACACCGGTCATTTAAACATAAGAAATAACGCAGACGATAAAGACATTGTACTTATATCCGATGATGGTTCTGGTGGAGTTACAGCTTATTTAACATTAGATGGTAGTGCTGGTTATAGCAAAGCACATAAACATATACTATACGAAGATAGTGTTAAGGCTATGTTTGGAACTGGTGGAGATTTAGCAATACAACACGATGGTAGCAATAGTTATATTTCACACAATGTAACTGGAGATTTATACATAGAGAACACTACAGACGATAAAGACATTATCTTAAGAAGTGATGATGGTTCAGGTGGTGTTACTGCTTACCTAACATTAGACGGAAGTGCTTCTACAATCAATGTAGCAAAGAATCTTGATATTGGAGATGGTGCAGACAATGTTAGAGTTAGACTCGGTGCAGGACAAGACTTACAATTAGGACACGATGGAACAAATAGTTTCATATCAAACTCTACTGGAAATCTTGATATAAAAAACTTTGGCGATGACAAAGATATTATACTTTATAGTGATGATGGTGGTGGAGGAACAACAGCTTACCTAACATTAGATGGTAGTCAAGGATTTACCACTCTTCAAAAAACTTTAAGAGCCAATGATAGTGTAGCAATAGCTGCTGGTGCTGGTGGAGATATGAATATGTATCACGATGCTACTAATAGTTATCTTGAAAATTGGACTGGAGATTTATACATAAGAAACAATGATAATGACAAAGATATTATTCTACAATGCGATGATGGTTCGGGTGGAGTTACTGCTTACCTAACATTAGATGGTAGTGCTACTACAATAGAAGTAGCAAAGAAAATGCAGTTTCCAGCAAGTCATAGTGCAGATAAAATAGTAATGTATAGTGGTGGCAATGAAAAGATCGGCACAGAAGCCAATACATTATTGTTTACTGCAGATAATTATAAATTTAAAGATACAAATGGTGATGCTAATTTATTTATGAATAATTCAGGTAATGTCGGTATAGGAACTTCATCACCTGCAAGTAAGATACACATTCAAGAAGCAACAGCAGGAACTCCAGCATCAACTTTTCAATCTGCTTTAAAAGGTGGGTTAATTCTTGAAGATGATAGCACAACAACTGCAAACAACATACTTATAAAATCACATAGTTTAGGAAATGACGAAGCAATAGGTGGAATTAAATTTGTTTCTTCTCCTGATGGTAGTAATTATAGTTGGGCAGGTATTCAAGGACTTGTTTCAACTTATGCAGCAGCAGGGCAATTAGCATTTTATACTGCTGCAAGTAATACTGCTGGTGCAACTTCTACTGAAAGAATGAGAATAGACTCATCAGGTAATGTCGGTATAGGAACAACATCACCAAGTTATCTTTTACATTTATCAGGAACTGCTCCCGAATTAGCTTTTACAGATACTGATGGAAGTGCAACTTGGAGAGCAAGAGCAGTAACAAATAATTTTCATATTACTGAAACTGGTGCAGGTGACCCTTTTGTAATTGAAAGTGGTGCAGGTGCTAATGCTTTTACAATTAATTCAGATGGAGATGTTGAGTTAAAAGCAACAGGAAAACTTTACTTAGATGGTGGTACTCATACTTATATACACGAATCTGCTAATGATGTTTTAGATATTCATGTTGGAACAGACTCATATCCAATGTTGCGACTATATGAAGGTGTAACTGATTATGTCCATGTATTTGATGATGTAAGATTAGGTGTAGGTGATGACCCTGATTTATATATGTATCATACTTCAGGTGCAAGTTATGTTAAAAATGTTACTGGTATGTTATCATTTCAACAAACTGCACAAGACCAAGATATAAGATTTAGTGTAAATGATGGTGGTAGCACAGTCAATTTACTTACTTTAAATGCTGCTTCTTCACGAGTCGGTATAGGAACTACATCGCCAAATGCTAACCTATCGTTAGGTGCTGTTACAGGGGCTAAAAGATTTTTAGTTTACGATGGTGGTTCAAGCAACAATTTATATGCAGGTTTTGGCATTGATTCACCTGCTTCTAATGACTTTTCAATGTATGCCCATAATAATGGAGTTTTAAAATTCGGAAAAATGGGTACAGATGCTTCTACTATTACACCATATATGACTATTGATAATTCAGGTAATGTTGGTATAGGAGAAACTTCACCTGCTTCAGATTTAGTAGTAAGAACAGATACTTCAGGTGGTAGAGGTGGAGAAATAAGTATTGTGAACTATGCTGCAAATGCAGTTGGTAATGAGGCAGCACTTAATTTCGGATTAGAAGCATCTACTTATAATGCTGACAATGGTAATGCACAAATAAAAGCAAGAGTAATGAATGGAAGTAATGCTGCAACAGATATGATTTTTAGCACTTGGAATGGAAGTGCATTTGGAGAAAGGGCAAGAATAGACTCATCAGGTCAGGTTGGAATTGGAACTTCTACACCTGATTCTTATAATGCAGCAGGAAGAAATTTAGTAGTTGCTGATTCAGGAGATTCAGGAATATCTATTGTAGCAGGAACTTCATCAGACAGTTCTATAATGTTTGCTGATGGAACTGGTGGTACAGCAGGATATAGAGGTAGAGTTGCTTATGACCATAATGGAGATTATTTAAGATTTGATACTGCTGCAGCAGAAAGACTAAGAATAGATTCTGATGGAAATTTACAATTCGCAGATAACGGAAGTAACCCAAGTGCTTCTTCAAACACAGCGTTTTTGTTTAACGATGGTGGAGAGTTAAAAGTATTAGATGAGTTAGGAAATACCACAACTATTTCCCCACACAATTTTGAATTAATCCCTGAAGGATCATCAGAAGATATGGCTTGGAGTCATCACTCTGTAAAGGGAAATAAAACAGTCAATGTCGATATGATGAGATTGGCAAGATTAGTAGAAGAACTTACTGGCGAGAAGCTGGTATATACAGAAGAAACGTAAAAAAGGAGATCACAATGGCTAAGAAAATAGCAGAAAAAGCAGTAGAGTCAGAAAGTGCAGTTAAGCAAGTTGAAATCAAACATCTTCGTTCAATGAAAGATGAAGCAGGTAAAGATGTTTCAGTAGTAGATTGGACTGAATCAAAAAATGTTGATGAAGCAATTTCACAAGCAGAAGCAGATTTAGCAGTTGCAGAAGCAAGAGTAACTGAACTTAAAGCAGATATTGTTGAATACAAAAAAATAAAGGGATAATACGATGGAAGTAAGTAAAGACAGCAAGTTTACATTAAGTCTGGAAACAGGTGTTAGTATTCTAGTTACCGTAGGTATGGTAATAGGTATGTGGTTTACTCTTCAAGCTGATATTCAGGAAGCAAAAGAGCTTCCTGAACCCGAAGTGGGCAGAACGGAGTATGATCTAAAAGACCAAATGATTAGAAACACTATCATTGAAACACAGAAAGATGTGGGCGAGATGAAAGAAGAACAAAAAGAAATGCGTACAGATGTTAAAAATATTGAACGTATGATGATGCAAAAGTGAGGTATAGAGATGAGATGTTTATATGGTATTGCATATTTGGTTGGTATCTGTTTATCGTTATCTCCCTTATATTCTCAAAGTAGTTTAAAAGATTTACAACAAGTTCAATTATTAAGTCAAGATGAATGTATAGTAGTCCAAGTAAATGCAGATTGGAACTATAGTGCATCTTTAGATTTGGGAAAATTGAAGAATTGTAAATGGTTTAATGCAAGTATAGATAATAAAGAATATGGAGCTATATTAGCAAATGAATGGAAAATAGCATCAGTTCCAACAATTATTATGTTTGAATATGGTAAAGAGATTAAAAGATTTGAAGCAGGTTTATCGTTTAACCTTAATAAAGAAGAAATCATCAAAAAAATAAACGAAGAGATAGATGCAATAATGTTAAGGAGATTTCAATGAGAAAATTACTATGTAGTTTATTATTGTTAGGTTCAATATATGCACAAGACTTTTTTAAGTTTAGTACAATATATGGAGCTTATAATTTTAGTAGTCCAGTAACAAAGGAATTACAATATCAAGTATCTGGTGGTCAATTACAGGAGTTACAAGAAGAGTTAGATGACCATACAGTTACGACCTTTGGTATTCGTAAACTCGCAAGGTTCGGATATGAGAACAAAAGCGAAGTTTGGTATTCAGGAACAGAGGCTAGCATTAATGAAAGTGCTGCTATTGGTAATGTTCCTACAGGTTGGGAATATGTAATTGAATATTCAGACCACAAAGAGTTTGAAGAAGAATTT